CGTGCTTCTAATTTTTCTTGCGTCCAACGATTTTGATCGTATCTACCATCATTCGTTTTTGAAACTTCTTTATCAGAAATATACTTGCGTTGAATGGCAGCTGTTGCGCTGCGGCCGGTGCCAATCAAAAAGAAACCAATAATCTTTGCACCTGTGACTTGACGATACCAATTAAAGATACCTGTTCGCATTGCATCATTGTCTTTATTTGATTCTTCAGGAATCAAAAGTGTTTCAAATTTAGATTCTGCATCTCGAATAACAACTGAATATGCTCTTTCATTAAACCATACAATGTTGGGTGAACCATATTCAGCCATAGTACCACCATCATAATAACCAGAAATGCTATCAGCGTCACCATCATGGATTAATACCATGTTAACAATGTCAAGATTATTCACTTTGCGGAATTCATTAGTAATATGCCGAGAAGCAATCATAGCTTCAATCATTGGTGTATTAGATAATGTTTCAGAACTTGGTCTAAGAATCTTACGCTGGTAAGTTGAAGGCATATATGAATTCATTAACGAAACCATATTACGAAGGCATCGATTGAATTGAACATTACCCATGCGCGAATTCATATACTCACGCATATAAACATCAGACAAATCTAAATCTTTTTCTCGCTTTGAAAATGATGGTTTGAGTTTAGTGTAGTCAATGTGTCCACCTAAATCTATTGATCGACCATGGGTGCAATTACCAAAACCATATACAACAAAAGGAATATTCACTTTGCGGCAGAAGGTTGTTAGAATCAAAATCTGTTCAATAGAATTTTGCATATTGCTATCCATAGAACCGGAACGATCTAGTAATAAAACCAAACCATGTGATTTGCCTTTTGGAGTACTCATCATTTTACGGAAGATATTATCATCAACCTTATATTTGTAAATGCGAGAGATATCAATATCACCAGTCTCCGATATCTTTTGTTTAGAGAACTTTGCAGCAGCTTTACGCATTTCAAATTCTTTAGCAAGTAAAGACACATAACGGTCATTACGATTTTTAAAATCTTTCAATAATGAATCTTGAACAACTTTGAGTTTGCTGCTACCATGACCATACCTGTGTGACCAGCTTTCTTCCATTAATTCATGAACACGTTTAAGTGGTGTAATTGAATTCTCTGGATTGAATTTTGGAATATTAAGATAAACGAATTCTTTGCTTTTTGGATCTAGCAAAAGAGATTCGTTATCACGGAATGTTTCGTCCGTTTCACATTTTGGTTCAAAGTTATCATAATAATTATTTGAATTAGCCGTAGTTTTATTACGATTAATTTCGTTTACACCTTGTTCGTCATCAGATTCTTCTGTGCCAGATTCAGTATTATCTTTTTTGTTTTCGGCATCAGCAGACACTTCGTCCGAATCTTCATATTCTTGGTAATCATCGGAGCCATCATCATCAGTTCCAGATTCTTCATATTCTTCAGAAACATCGGAACCACCAAACTGAATGTTTTGTTTGATTCTGTTGATATCTTGTTGTTCTTGTTTAGAGTAATCAAAAATTGCACCAGTAACTTGAACAACATCTTCCCAAGATTCGCAAGATTCTACTTCACGCAATAGTGAGGCTTCATCAGTATTGAATTTGATACCTAGATTATATCCACCTTTAGTAAATAAATTCACTCGGTCAATAAATGGCAAAGAATTCACATCTTCATTTTTAATGCCAAAAAAATCACGCTCAAGTAATTGGCCATAAGCTTTAATGAATGACTGTTTAATACCTGGAAATTTACGTTTGATTTTCTTTTCGATACGGGCATCTTCAATCACATTCAAAAACTGTTTGAAGTTTTTACTGTATTTTGATTTGCCCGTGGTGACGGCATCATGCCATCCTTCTTCAGGTGTTTCCAGTGCGTGGCCAACTTCATGGCCAAGCATGAGGTCATACATTTCGCCTGTCATATCTTTCCAGATTGGACAGGTCAAAATACGGTCTCTAAGGTTGAATGATGCAGTCTGAACTTTTTTGTGTTCAACTGTAAGGTTCTCAGAAGCCAGCAACTTGGCTAATTGAGACTTGGATTCTACTGAATATTGCATATTGTTTCCTGATGTATGCATTAATTATAACAGATTTGGGGCATTTGGCAAGCCCTAAAGAATGTGTACTTAAGTACTACTTATGGGACTAGTGCCCATGTTCGTCTGTAAAGGTTTAATTATACTGCATCCAAGGCAAATGGCAAGCATAAAAAAAGAGATGTTGTATTTCTACAACACCTCTAATTGGAGCGGTTTTATGGAGTTTAACCATCTTTTCCCTTGGGAGGGACTCTTCACGGAAAACCGCAGTTATCTTCCTACTTGACTTAGATATTTATCCTTCGTTTCCTGCCACGACAAATAAATCAAATCATCATAGAACAATGTTTCGGTAGAGACTTTGTTTTTCTTCTTCAGAAAACCGATCCGACCTCTTGCATGTTTTTGTTTCCATGTATTACTTAGGCTCTCTGTAGATGTATCGAACGACTTTTTCAAATCATTGCCTTCACATTTGCCGCAAAGAAAATCATATGTGTTATCATACAACGGACTGAAATAAATTCCACGGGCATGTTCTGAACGAATCAACTCTTTAGGAATACCTAACTTCGAATATGTGAATGACAACGAACGATTCTTGTGGTCACGCTTGTATGGTTGACCACTGGATTTCTTTGCAACATACCACTCAAAGTATTTACGTGTGTGGTTCTTTTTCAACCATTCACGTATTTCATATCGTGTACTTCTTCCTGGTTCAAATGATACCGAGCCTGAAGTAAATCCCATTGGTTGCCAATGGTCGAGGTTGTCATACTGACTTAATCCGTTTGCCTTCGTTTTACCATAGAGTGATGTTGTAGTAACACCAACTAGTGTATCACCATATTGTTTCTTCCACAAATCTTGCACTGTATCAGATAAACAAAGTAAGGCGAGCAGTTTACCACCAACATAGTTATAACCTAATGGTTGAAATGGAACAATTGTGGAACCAATGGCAGTATAGTTAATCATACCGCCTTGTGTTTTCTTCTCGCGTTCCCAACCAATTACATTATCTCTTGGTGTTAAATCTAGAAAATCGGATGAGATACAGATAACACCGAGGTACTTACCTGTTTTCTTATCTTGTGCAAAGAAATTTAAATTGCGACCAATATTTGAATTGTTCTTCATTGTTGAAATGAATGTACGAGCTGCGTTCCATCTTTCAGGTAAGTCAGAACGTTTGACCTTTTGAGTCACACTACTACCATCCATACCTGTGGAAACTTTCTCACCAGAATCATCGGTATAGATTAGAACAGGTTCCAAATCCAAGTATGCATCAGGTGAATCGGGCGTCCAGATATTAGACTTCACTTCGTCAATCATTGTTTTTTGAGAAGGGTCAATCAATTGCATCTCAGTACCAAACAAGGTGTTCATTTCTTCAGTTGGATATTTCTCATGCACCTCACACCATTTCTGGTATAGGGTATATTCTTTAACATCCATTTGAGATACAAACGATAAATCTACCTTAACATGTTCAGTAAGAATACCTAAATCAATATCTTTATAAACAATACCTGAATCTAACCATTTTTGGTATTGTGTTTCGATATCATCTTTAGGATCAAATGCGTATGCCACGTTTATGGTTTCTTTCAAATTTCTTTAGTCGTTTCTTTTGTTTGTCTCTGGCAATCATCATCGAGGTTGGACCAACCTTATCAGCCATCAACACACCATTCAAATGATCCAACTCATGTAAGAAACACCGAGCAGTTACTCCAGTCAAATTCATATTAACAAGTTCACCTTTTTCATTGGTAAACTCAACATCAATATTTTCTGGACGTCCAATTGTAACATACAAAGCAGGGTAAGACAAGCAGCCTTCTCTTTCTCGCACAATGTTATCCGATTGTTTTACGACCCGTGGGTTGATACAGGTAAGTTTAAATTCATCAGTATCACCTGTACCTATTACAAACATTCGGGTACGAACACCACATTGATTGGCCGCAAGGCCAACACCATGATACAGTTTTCTTGTTAGGTGCATTTGTTTGGAGAATCTCTCCATGTTGTTATTTGGTAACTTGTCTGTATATTCAGGCATCACATCTTTCAACATACCGAAACGATCAGAATGAACTGTCAACGGAACAATTTCTGACTCCTTGACAACTGTATTGCTTTCGGTATTAAATGTTAGTACTTCACTCATCTCTTAAACCTTCCCATAATTTTGTGATTTCTTCCTTGGTCAAAAAGAATTCATATGTTGATGTGTGTAGAATCTCATCATCTTCACCCCACACTTCTTGTATAAAATACAACGCATTCAAATCTTTTAATGCCGCACAAGGTTTAACCTCAACACGAATCTTGAATGCTGCCTCATCTTTAATTAAAAACTCTTTCATATTTACCTCACTATTCTAGAAAAATTCTTTACCTTTTCGAACCTAATAACATTTCGGAACTTGTCTTGCAGTATATCACCTTTATGTGAAATGACAAACAGATTAACATCTTCCAACATGTGCAGTATCTTCATCAGATTTTCAGTACCTTCTGTATCTAGTGAAGAATCAAAGACCTCATCCAGTATCAACAGGTTGGTGTTGGATGAGTTCTTCAACTTAGCGACAGCACGCCATGTCAGCAACAAGGCCATATCGATACGCTGTTTCTCGCCTTCTGAAAATGATGCGTATGAAAACTCATCACGATGCCGAGACTTGATTGTTTCCTTGAATGATTCATCAAGGTTAAAGTTCACAAAGAAATCCAGGGAAGATAAATACTTATTGACCAGTTTGTTAATAATTGGTAAATATTGACGAACGATCTTTGTTTTAATCCCTGTATCTTTTAATAAAACCGTGGCGGCTTCATAATATGTCTTTGTATCTATTAATGTTTTTAAGTCTTCTTCTAGCTTACACAAAAGATTTGCGAGTTCTTGCAATTGGATTTGTTGTGTCTCTGTGGAATCTTTATTTGATTTCAGTGCCACAATCTCTTTTTGTATTTTAACAATATACTTGTTAATCTCGGTAATAGAAGTACTCTTTGTGGCAATCTGAATCTGTAGTGCCTGAATTTGTTTCTGCACCTCAGATATAGAATTCAACTTAGCTTGTTCGGCAAGTAATTTGGATTCTAATTGCGACAATCCATGTTCACACTCACCAACTTTTGTACCTAAATTCAGCAATTCAGTTTCTTTAAAATCTGAAGCGATGGCTTGCCGACAGGTAGGACAATCATCATTGTGCTGAAAGAAACTAATGTCTTTACGCAATTTAGATAAGTTGCTCTCAATTTGAGATTCAAGCTTTGTAATCTTCTTGACTTTATCTTCAACAGTTGATTTCTCGGCCACTGATGCTGACAATGTTTCAACCAATGTACTCTGGTAATCGACTTGTACATTTAAGTTTTGTATGGCGTTGTTGTTAGTTTGAATTTCTTTTTCATACTGTTTTACCCGCAGATCATTGTTTTGATTTAGTTCATCAATATGATTCTTCTGCATCTCATGTTTCTGCTTTGCCAATTCAATTTCACTTTTTTTGGCAACTGACAGTTCTTTGTTCTCTGACATACGCTCTCTCACCAAACTGTTCATTGTGGAAAAGATTTGAATGTCCAACAAGTCTTCGATGATTGACCTGCGATCAGCTGGAGACAACTGCATGAAAGGTGTGAATGATGCCGAACCAAGAATCACAATTTGTGTGAATGATTTGTAGTTCAACTTAATGATAAACTTCTCCAAGTATTCTTGGTAGTCACGCATTGCGGCTTCTTGATTGATTAGAATGCCGTCTTGATAAATCTCAAATACATTTGGTTTAATTCCACGAACAATCTTATATGATTTGTTTGCCGTATCGAAACCAACTTCAACGATAGTGTCTTTGTTGTTGATTGAATTCACAAGTTGTGGTTTGTTGATACTACGAAATGGTTTGCCAAACAAAGAGAAACACAATGCATCCAACATTGTGCTCTTGCCTGAACCATTCTCACCGACAACTAGTGTGTTGTGTGAGTTGTCCAACTTGATTTCAGTCCAACTGTTGCCAGTGGATAGAAAATTCTTCCAACGAATATAACGAAAAACAAGCATATT